GCTAATACAGGATGTTCTTTTTTATATTCATCTTGCCAATATATATCCATCCCCGGTTTATTTTCATCAAAATCAAAAAACTGTTCACCTAATTCGCCCATTTCTTCTTTGAACAATGATCCTGCTGTTTGTTTTTCAGGGGCGGATGGTGTATAACCATAATCTTTTGGATTTTCACCTATTGGTACATAGGGTCTTTCCAAATTTAAGTCTTTCATCTGTTCATCTAATTCTGCCATATTTAATATCCAAACATTGTATCTGCAATTGCGTTATTTTTTTCATCCTTTTCTCTAGCTTGTCTAGCCTCTTGAATAAAATCTCTTGCTCCTCGGTGTCTTAACATTAACATATAACGAAGTGCATCATATGCGTGATCATCTGCCTTTGTATCTATATCTTCAGTATTAGTTTTATCTAGTGGTAGAGTAGGCAAAGTGCGAATTAAATTAGTACAAGTTTTAAAAATCTTTAGTTGTGGTTCTCCCTGACTGTTAAGCTGTAATCGTTTATGTATTGCTAGTTTACCTGCCATTCTATCTCTATCTGCAGGTATAAAACGTAATCCACTTTTTAATAAGGCTTCTGCTATACTAGGACCTGTCCCTGTCTTATTCCAACAGGAAGAATCAAGTACACCATGTAATATTGTTGGGTCATTTTGTTCTAGTTGTATAATTACATTTGCTAATACTTCACCGGTGTGACCTTTTACATATAGTTCTCGATATATCCATATAGTGCCATCCCAGTCAATTGCACCCCATAAAACACATGATGGTGATGAATACCCATAATCTGCAGATCTAAATCTGTTCCACCCTCTAGGTAATTCTATTGGATCTACAACATGGATAGTCTTATCAAATTCTCTAAATGCTGCACCTTCTGCAACATCCCAATCACCTTCGAGTAGTCGTTTTTTCTCCACTTCCGGTAGAGACATAAGCATAGCTTCATACTCTCCACCTCTTGTTAAGAACGGGTTATCCGTTAATCGTGCAGGAATAAACTTTCTGTGAAATAATGGTTTACCTGCTTTTTCTTCATCTGGAAAATTTTCCGGATATTTTAATTCTGTTTTTGTTTCTATATCTACTGCAGGAAAAGCTGTATTAGGTGGTGAAGGATCAATATACATTTTTTTAATCCACCAACCACCGACACTACCCGGATTTGCAGTACATCTCATATAGGGAATTATAGTTTTATCTGTTGTTCTTAAACGAGAACGAAGATATTCCCAAACATAAGGTGTTGGATAGTGCGTTATTTCATCAATTCCAATCCAAGAAAACGCTTGTCCTTGGTATCTTGTAACATCTGTATCTTTATCAAGATACGAAAATAATGCTGTGGCTCCACTAGGGAATTGCCATACACTTTTTGCTTCTTTAAATACAGCACCCGGAAATGCTTTCGGGTAAAACTGTTTACTTTTGTCTATTAACTCAGTAAGCTCCCCAAGAGTCCTACGAAGAAGAAGAGCACGATGATTACCATTATCAGCATAGCGGAGTAAATCAGCAAGCAACGCATAGCTTTTTCCCCCACCAGCAGCCCCACCATATAAGACATCTTCTTCAGGGCTCGCCAAGAAATCAGTTTGAGGTCCTTTATTAGGCTGAAAGACAACTGGTCTTCCTTCAATAATTTTTTTAACAATCGCTGTATCATCATATCTGTTTTCTACTATAGCACCTGTTAGTGCTTCTTGAATTCTTTTTGCTTTTGCTTTTGCAGAATCAGCTTTCTTTTTTGCCTGTTCGGCTTTCTTTTTTTCTTCCTTTATCTTTCTTCTAGCTTCGAGTTCTAGTTGGTGTTCACGAGTATAATGATAACTTCTTTTTACTTTTTTTTCTTTTACCATTGTTTACCAAATGTCCTTGACAATTAGACTTACCGTATTTTTTACTCTTGTTTGTCATCTTTAAAATCCTTCATAAATTCATCAAAATCTTCTGTAGACTTTTTTTCTAAATCATCTATAGTGCCTTCTGTTCGTTTTTTTAATATTGTTTTAAAATAACTTACTATATCAACTGGTGTAACAACCATAGCAATATCTCTGCTTATTAATTTATTTGTTCTTTTCCAATCAGCATAGACTTTATTTGCTAAGCATTTAGCTACTTCTTGTAACATTTCTTCAAGATAAGTGATATCATCTTTTCTATCTTCTGGAACTACATTTATCATAATTATTTCGGTATTTTTACAGGACCTACTTTTTTATATGGTATATATTTTCCATTTACTACACCCATTATTTGTCCTCTTGTTTTACCACCTTTTATAACTCTTGTTGGTTTAACAGAAACCCATTTTCCATCTATATAAGCTTTACGCATAGAATCTTCTGGCGTAGCCTTTTCTTGTGTATTATATTTAATCACTATTTAGGTTGCATTGTATTCCTTTAAGGATAGTGTATTCCTTCGAAACCAAAGGGATGCCACAGCTGTAATGTACTAACTGTAAGTATACCTAATAATAATAGTATTATAATCATTTTAATAATCATTTATCTCTTGTTTGGCTTTGCACCATGAGGACCTGTATGTCCCGGTAACTTGCCACTCCTTCTAATAGTTGCAATATCTTTTATTAATCTTTTTATAGCTTCAGTATCCATATAAAAAATATTATGATAGCATAAAGAGCTGTTATATATAATACAAGCATGCCCCAATCATCACTTTGTATAGAAAATAAATCTATCATCGGATAAAGGGCATCATTAATTATTTCTCGAAATTTCTCCATCGTTTAGCCCATAGCCAATTTCCTAATTTAGTGTGTTGTTTCTGAACCCAATCCCAGAATCTGTTGTGATAAAATTTATGTGTCATACTGTGCTTTTCTAACAGAACCGCCATATTGTTTTTTAGATGAAATAGATTTACCTGTTTTAATATCCACTACATTTTTTCCGCCTTTTTTAGCCTTATAATTAGTATATATTGCCCTTGCTTTAGATATAATTTGGTTATCAGACATTGCCACATTTTTTAATTGTTTTATATACGTATTTGTAGCTATATTATAATCTGTTTGACTAAATTTTTTAATTGTATCTTTAACTACATTTTTACCTTTACCTGTTGCTAATGATTTTATGATCTTTATCCACAAGCCCATAGTTTCTATTCCTTTTTTGGTGGCAATACTACAATACCGTGGATTGCCCTCACGTTGTGGTCTATTGTTTCTTTCTTGCCAAGTCCTACCCTATTGAGTACGGATTCAGCAGCCTTCATGCGAAGTTCACTAGTCTTAACGTTATTACCATCATCATCCATTGTTTGCTTTAACCTATGGACTGCTTTTGGTCCGTGTGTGGCTAACTCTGTTTCGCATCTATTAATAATCTCTTGACGAAGTGTCTTGGATAGCCATTTTCTAGAATACTTTGAATACCCTGAATCAACAGTAGCTTTTGATATATTGCCACCATTTTCAAACAGTTTATTTAGAAATAGTTCTTGTTTTTCTGTTAGTTCTCTTTTTACTGGTAGATTCATCTTTACACTTACATCCTAATTTCTGTAATTTACTTTCAGGATCACCCACAATAAAATGATTCAAACGATCACCTTTATTATACCACGTGAGAAAGTCATCCATTTTGAGCTTCAAATCTGGTATCTCTTTTATTAGTTTTGATGGTAATATTATATCCCCATCTTCTATCTTGTAATGCATAGTTGTTCTGCTTCCTATAAACTTCCAAATGGTTTCCAAACCTTATTGGAATACTTCTTCTTTTTACCATTCTTTTCTTTATCTTCTTTTGGTCTTTTAGGATATTCTCTATCTTTAAAATGTTTAACAATACCTTTTACAGCTCGTTCACCAGCTACAGCTCCTAATCCCAATAAAGGATTTTTTGTAGCAGCTCCATACACTAGAGGTGTGACAAATTCCTTATATAGACCTTTTACTTGACCTTTTAATTTCCCATTAGGTAATTTTTTAGATTTCTTCTTTTTTTTAGGGGCTCCTTCTATTATCATTGTTTTGCTTCCTCTAGATTAGTATTTGGCTTTTCTTCTAACTCTACCGCCACGTTTCATTGAAGAACCTATTTGTTGTTTCTTCAAATCTTCTGATCTTTTCTTCTTCTGTCTTTTTTTTATTGCTTTCAATACGTTTTGTCCACTAACACCCATACTTCGCCATGCACTCATTGCGTGAGCTATGTGTCCTGCTAATTCAGCAGCAATCTCTTGATCAGATTTTGTTCTTCCATTTTTATCTTTATCAGACTTTGTTCTTCCATTTGACATTGTTTTGCTTCCTCTAATTTCTCTGTTAATAATATATAGAATTACGTTTATCAAAAGGTAGGTATGAAGGTTGCCCTCAATTTATTCAATAGTCCCTTAGAAAAAGGGGTGCACCGTAGTTATGAAAACTAATTGGTGCTGAACCTACCTTTTGCCCCATATGGGGATATGGTTATTTGTCAACTCCAACCTCTCTTTTGTATAATGGATGTTAATCCTTAATTGTTAGATTTGTGATAGTGATTTGAGTAAATAATCCTATGTTTCCATTATAGCCCTGTAGGAAGGTTTGTCAAGAAAAAAATAAAAAAACTCTTGACAGATCCCTATCTCAGCTGTATACTGGGTATAGAGCCTGTAGGGAACAGATATATCCCATATATCCCCTAGGGTAAGCAAAACAATCCCTCAGATACAATCGGGGGTATCGCTAGGATAAGCAAAACACTCCCAAAACTAAAAAATAGAAATTTATTCGAGGTATTGCATGCAGTTGTTGTAGAGACCCCACTGCCCCTAGCCCTACCCCTTTTAATTCAGTTAAATCAATTATTTATTATTAATTTTAATAGTATAGTCTTGGAGTTCCTATAGGTTTTAAAGCGGTTTTCTCAACAGGAATAAACAGGGTAATTCTAGGGTAAAATTAAGGCTGTTTCATAATAGGTATTCAAAAGAATACAAGCCTCGCACCTGTGGGGGTGTGGGGGGTAGTGGGTTTTTGTTAGATTGACAAATTTATAGGTGGGTGTTTGTTAGGGGCTAGGCGTGTATTTAACACCATAACCCTAACTATATCAAGATAGTATTAACAGCCTCTTATGGTGCATTTAAAGGCTAAACAAGGCTACATTGAAATACTCCTCAATGTAACCTAGTTAATGCAAAACAATGTTGTTATTTTAGGTTTTTATCTAAATAGATATCAACAAACATATAGGCAAAGAATAGTCCGCAGAATATAAGAACCGCCATTCCATGAGTTCCAAGTAGTTCAATCATCTCACTCCTCTAATTTCCTCTAATACCTTCCTTCTATCATTTTTTGGTTCTCTGTGGTTATCCCATAGAGAAACCGCTATTTCATACCAAGATACTTCTTCAACAAATCTTTCAACGATATCCTGTGTCAATAGCTCCTCATATCCTCTGCCTTTGTATTCTCGTGGGGTTAAGGCTGTTTCATAAATATCCGCACTAACAACCTCTTTTATATTTTCCGCAAGTATAACCTCGTTTTTAGCTCTTAAAGTGTGAGCTTTGAGAACCTTGTATATTGTTTCATTATTTTCAAGGTGTGAAAAACAACTCCAAGTTTCCCAATTAGTCCAACCTAAATAGTCTTTTCGTTTTTGTGGTTTATCCATAATTTCCTCCATGTTTAAAACACTAATCATAGAAGGCTAAAAATACAAGCCTTTTATGAGTTCCTCTTTTTAATGATTTATAAAGCGATAAGTAGCAACACACCCATACCAAAACCCCATATGAGTAAAACAATAAAGATATTGAAATAGTGGTTATTCATTTGTTTCAATATCCTTTTTAGGTGAAATAGCAATTATTTTTGCCATATCCCTTTTATCCTTCTCAAATGCGTATTTTGAGATATGCGGAAATCCATATTCCTTAATATGTTTTTTAACCTCTCTATCAACGAATTCAGATAAAGATTTTTCACCACCTTCAACAATACTATGACAATGATATTGTCCTACTATTTCACCATATCTAGTTGGAACATCTAAAGTTATTGGTGTTCCTTCACCTTCTAGTTTTCTAGTAGTTTTATTCCAAGAGATTTCAATTTTACCCTTTGAATTCTCTTTAAGTGGTGGGAAGTAAAGAACCAATCTTAAATGCGGTTCTCTTTTTCTGCCATGTGAGTATTCGTGGAATAATTCCATATGAATTGGCACTCTCATAAGCGGTAAACTTTCAACAATATCTTTATCCATATTACGATTATATTTTAAGCTGATTGAGATACGATTGAGAACGATTAATTCTGAAGTATCTAACTTATTATCACCTTCAGAATTTAGAACGTCATCTAGTGTTGAAGGGTGTCTATCAATACTAGATGTTGGTTTTATTTTTTTATTCATAGTTAATTCCTCCTAACTATAAATATTAGATTAATCTACATCCATATCAAGTTTTTTTTTATCAGATTTTGTTCTGACCAGCTTATATCTCATATGGTCATTTTCAACAGATTGGTATAACTCATTACAGAAATATCTCAAAGTCTGTTCTATGAAATGTTCACCAAGAGTGCCTTTGTTAAGCTCTTTAAAAGCTCTCTTAATTGCCAATATTGAGTAGCCTCTCATTTTCATATTATTAACAATAAATTTATGATGTTTGGAAGGCGGATGTTCAATAGCATATTTTAAAATGGTTCTAATCTTTCGTAGATTTGCCAAGTTAAAATGTTTTTCTGCAAGTTCTATAAAGGCTATCTGTAAAAAATAACCTTCAACTTTTTGTATTTTTTTATCCATAATTTTTAAATGAATTATTAATTGTAGTTGTCAATAGATATGAATTTATTTCCGGAAATTATAACCATAAAAAAAAGGCTAGTGGGATAAACACAAAACCACTAGCCTCTTTTTTCTCAAAGGGAAAAAATATGAATAGTTATAAATTAAGAATTATAACTAAACAGAAATATAATAGATTATTTCTCAATTTCAAGCTCACCTTCTTTTAAGTATTTGGTGCAATTCAAACAATAGATGTTTTTTGAATGTCCACATTTAATTAACCACATACCACCATGTCCGCAACTTTTACAAATGCAATATTGCCAATATGGTTTCATTAGTGAATACTCCCTTTGTTTCCGCTAGTGTGATAATCAGTACTATGGTCTTTAGCAAATGGTGATACCGGCTGACTATCTAACCAAGTGTTAAACTCATCAATCGTTTTAAAGTTTTTACCTTCTTTTTTATTGATGAGCTTTAATAGATTACGAAGGTTTGGTTTTGTTACATTTGTATAAACATAGCTTTGCCAAAGGCTAAAGAAACTCCACATTTCTACACCTTCTATTTTTGCTGTTTTTCTAATAGTTGGTGTAACCATGAACAGCATTTGCATAGCACCAAAATAGAGTGTTAAATCATAAACAGGGGTTTTTGCATTTTTCTGCATAAAAGCACCTAGCTCCGCAAATAAAAGTGGAACTTTATCGTAGGCTTTTTGAATATCCTCTTGTTTAGTTTCAAGAGTTTTATTGAAATTATCAAAATCTTGTTTTTCCTGTTTCAAAATTTTAACAACTCTATCCATTCGTTCTTTTTTATCTTTATCCATATTTCCTCCAAAAAGATAAAAGTTAATAATGATTTATAATTGATTATTTTTTTTGAGATTGCAATAAAAAAAAGCCTCATTATTTCTAACAAGGCTTAATTTTTAAAGTATTAAAAAACAAACCGCAATAATACATAAGATAATAAACAATCTCCAAATAGTTAAGATAAACTCCGCCATTTTTAGCGACCTCCATTAATAAGCAGTTTAATATCCTCCTCCGATTTATTTGGTTTTATAAGAACTAGCCATATCGGACTTTCAAGACTTTGAGATACAAGATTTCTTCTATCTCGTTCAACATTATGAGTTGCTGAACCTTCTTTATAAGTTTGATATGTTATGGTTTTATAAGAACCATCTTTTTGTGGCACGTCTTTATCAAATGATTCTTTAAGATGTGAACTCCAATGAGTTATTGCCATATAGACAGCAAAAAGAGTTGTTCCTAAAGATTTAGTTTCCTTCTCATATAGGTGCATTAGATAATCTAATTTCCTTTGTGAGATTTCCTTTCCGATTTCCTGTTCCAACAAATAAGATTTTCGTTTTCGTTGGGCAAGTGTGAATTTAAAAAAATTAATAACCCATTTTGTATCAACAGGTGTTGTTCTCCATTTTTTCAAATCCTCCATATGACCTTCAAACAAGTTGATAGTCTTAACACATTTTTCTGCTGTTGCAAATGTGTCAATCCCTGCCATATGTTTTGTTTTTTCGTGATACCATTTCTCACCACCAAAAACTAAAGTGTTCAAACACATTTCTCTAAATGCACCGACAAAGGCTTGGAAACTCCAATCACCATTGACTGAATTGGCAACATCTAATCTCATGTTTACCCAATCTTCTTTCGTTTTTGTTCCAACATTATGTCTTATGTTGTTCCAAATAATAGTCCTTGTAGCCTTTGAACCATTTTCAAATATGCGGTCAGTAATTGAAACGTCAGATAAATCCACATCTTTTTTTTTCAGTTGTTTGGTAAAGTCTTTTACCATTTCTTTGTGTGGAACTAACTTATATCTCCTTCCAACATTTCCAAGAAAATTGCCATTATCACCACGAACTATTATTCTATGGTTTTCAGCTTTTCTCTTATCACCTTTCCAATTATACTCTAATGGAATTTCCTCAATAGAAAAATCAAAGAGTGAAAAATCATCAATGTTTTTGTGTTCATTCACATTAACATCTTCTTTTTTATCTCTCATTATTGCATTATTGGGTTCTTTATTTTCGGTAGTTGTAGGCTCTTGTTGTTCGTTCATTTTTACCTCCATTGTAAAAATTTTAATAATATTACTAATATAAACAACAAAAATGGTATTGCAAATTATTTCTACTTTTTTTGTAACAGGGTAGTTTGTTTAGATAGACAGATATTATAAATCTATTTTTTTTAACTGCTCATGAACATATCTGCGTTTGGTATTATTAGGTCTCCAACAATTTCTCACATAATAACCCATAAGAATTTCGTATGCTTTTTTATATCTTTTTAACTCTGACAAATTTTTTGCTAGTCTAATCATAATATTATAAATCTACTTTGTTCAGTTCTTTATCAACTTCTTTTCTTATTTCATTACTCCAACTATCAAAATACCACATAAGAATTTCATATGCTTTTTTGTATCTTTCTAGCTCTGACAAAATTTTTGCCCTTGACAATTTTTCTGCTTTGCTCATCTAGGTAATACCTCCACCTTGTAGCCGTGTTTTTCATATGTGAAATTATAGACAAGACTACCACTATGTAATGTTTTAATTTTGTTGAGATTAACATTTCTATACTGCTGTATTCCGACATCATATACAATTAAGTATTTGCTGTCATCAGTTGTTCTTAACTTTTGATTCTCGTTCATAATCTTTCCTTGTAGCTGACGAATTGTGCCATCTTTTTTCTCAAACCAAATTGTAAAGAATTTAGTTTCTACATTTTTTTTGATGAATTTAGCAAGTGCTATTGTGTCCATTATTTCTTTTTGCTCAATTCCTCTAAATATTTTGGTAATAATATAGTATGAAAAATTATCATACCGGCTGTATTTGGTATTAACATTTTATTCTTTACTAAAAAGACAAAAAATTGAACAGCCTCTCGGCTATATATTTTAGTTATATCTATCATCAGAAACTTGCATAAAATTCGCAAGATTTACCCTCCCTCTCCTCAATCTTTTCGGCTAATTCAACAAAGTCAATAAAAGATTTTTGAGCCTCTTTTATTTCCTCATCAGTAACCTCTTTATAATTTTTTTTGTATCGTTCAGCAACTAATTTAAGAGTTTCCGGTAGTCGTTTTCTTAATAGCTTTGCCGGTATGAACACTTGTATCTTATACTCTACTCCTTTATCTGTTCCACTTAATGTTCCATGTACCTCATCTATTTCAAAACACTCTATTAATAAATGATGTGTTCCATAAGGTGAACCATGATAAGCCTCTCTTAAATATCCTTTATCACCGGCTGTAATATCAAATCCTTGTCCACTATCATTTCCATTTAAGTCTTGAGCTGTTTGATTATAACAATCTATTCCCATTTTTTTATGCCTCCCTTTTGTTTAAAAATTTTTCTACTTGTTGAAAAGTTTGGTCAGTTAATTTTTTTATTTCAATTTTAAAATCTCGGTGCATCAATTCTGTATCAAAATGTTTAACTCCATTTTCATCAGTAGAATAATAAATAGGTATTTTTAAAAACATAACTAGGAAGATAATGTCAAAATTTTTTTCTGCAAGAATTATTTTTTGTCTGTCTTAACAAGTTTGTCATAGCTTTCCTCAAATGGTAAAGATTTATCATCATCATCAAGTTTCGTCAGTATTCTAGTAGATATATCAAAATCATCATATGACTTGACAATTTTATCGCTGACAAGTTTATTGACAAAGTTTTCTAAAATACCTTTGACAAATTTTTCCAC